CTCGGCGTAGATATTTACATAGTTTACTATATACTTTTGACGGATTGCTATAGCGTAAAAGCTCTTCGTATTTGGTTTCATCAGACATCTTATGATATATGGTTATACATAATTATGCGTCTTCGTCAGCGACGGCAGCCTTCTTTTTGGCATAATATTCACGAGCTTTTAATTTCTTGTATTCGCGCAAAGCCACAATTTCTTCTTCTGATTTGGAAGGTTTAGGTTTATCTTTATCGCGTTCTCGATATTCACGTGCTTTCATCGTATTATATTCGCGTTTGCTAATACGTCTTTCTTCCAATTCTTCTTCTGATTTTAAGCTCAGCGAATTAGATCGGTTACACATATTTTCAGAATGAGTAACCCATCTGAGGTTTGATAACGCATTGTTCGTTTTGTTTCGATCTATATGATCGACCTCTGGCAATTCATCTGGATTTGGAATGTATTGGATAGCCAATAATCGGTGTATTGAAGTTTTGCGCGTATTTTCCCCTGATATTAATACTAGTTTTAAATATCCATCTCTAGACAACTGAGGAGTCATTATTTTGTTATATATACAGCTAAATACGTCACCATTTTTATTGATTTTGTATAAAGTTTCGTAGCCCAGTAATAGATCCCAATCGCTCATAAAGTCAGATCCATATTGTAATTCAAGCAAATCATGAATTGTAAAATGGGTAGATTTTCCATCAACTGTTAATACGATATGTTCGCTATCACCTGATCCCTTTTTGAAACTTTTCAAAGGAATCTCTTTGTTTTTCCCGTAGACATTTCCAGATCGATCAATCATATACTTTCCATCAAACCCTTTTAGAGGTGATAATTCATTCATTTTATAAATATAACTATAGACATGGCTTTATATTATTTATACTCTATAGTGTTTGACTAAACTCGACTTCCAGAAAATAAATCGATTTCAATAATAGACTGATAGCTCAAGAAGCAGTACAGATCGACCGACCTAGCGCTCTGGTTGATTCCAATGATTTGGACAGATTTAGGAACTGACTGTTCAACGGGCAACATTCGCTCCACATTGACATAGTAGTAGCAATACGATTGGTCGAAATCAAGAGCTCCAATAAGCGATGAGGTCAACCCGTCAGTCAAGCCGCCATTCACTGCGTTACAGCCGGCAAGTTGATCGTTGAATTGCTCGAACATGCGTTGTTGGGTGTTGTAGATTGCGTTTTGGCCAGATACGACCACGTTGAAGTTGGTGAACTGGATCAATGGAGAAGTTGTTCCAGATCCGGCAGTGTCGAATGGAGACTGGAAAGCAGGAATTGCAATGGGGAGGCCAGTGGATGCTACTGAAAAGAAGGGAACAATGAGAACCGATTTCAAGTTGGCAATACCGTTGGTTAGCAAGTTGTTGAATGAATTACCAGCCGCAATATTAAGCACTTGGTATTGGTACACGTCTTCGTATGCGATTCTCTTGATGGGAGAAGACAAATAAGCGGATTCAAACACAGGATTGAAAGTGTATGCTGGAACATAGAGATACACCGATTGCGAGCATTGGCCTGGCTGGACACCAGGAATACCAAATTGTGTAGGATTCAACACCCTAGATCCAACAGCGACTGACGCGATATAATCCCCAGGCCCAAGATTGGCCAATACGGTATTTGCTCCAGTGGTTACGAGCGAATATGATTGTGCGGACAGTAGAAAAGGACACACTCCACCGACTGCGTTTCCTACAGAGGTCAACAGCATGGTGGTCCCAGGAGCGCCAGCGGCAGTTGTAAAGGTGGCTGAAGTGTTATTCAAATTCATAGTCATCTTCATGAAAACTCCCTTGAGTAAAGGACACATTGCGAAGAACGAGTGAATATGCTTCAGGTAGATAGTGGCAGTCACGGTAATTTGGAAAACACCAGACACACCCGCATTCACTCCATTGACTTTTGTGGAGATGAATGACTTCCACAGAAGTGTTGCGGCCTGATTGGTTTGGAGAGTAGCATACGTCTCAGTTCCAGGCTGGCCGAGTTGATCGTAGTTGATGTATTGGCAGCGTTTAAGAGCTCCTAGATTTCCACCGCTTGATTGATATGCGTTGAAAGTGGTTCCGATCAGGGGAGATCCAGTCATGCCGGCCGGATTGATTACATTATTACAAACACCCTGACCTTCAATCGCGGCAGCGTTGCTGTTTACCTGGTATGAAGTTGATGTGTCGGGAAAAAACCCGATGGTGGCTCCTTGAGTGAGGACGTCTCCCCAAGACAGAGAAGTAAGTAATTTGAATGAATTGATCATGTTGATATAAGGTGTTTGCTGGATCACAGTAACGCCGTTGTAGTCTAATGTGAAAGAATGGATAATTTGACCGAACCAAGACTTCAATCCGATGGAATAGTCGCAAGAAGTTCCGGCTGCGGCTGGTAGAAAGTTGCCGTTGGTGGCTCCGCCGGCAGCTGCGTTGGTAATAGTCAAAAGCATGGGGACGAGCAAATAAGCTTCCCTATAGGACATGTATTTGTTTGAATTGGACAGCTGTGAAGTATCAATCACAGACTGATTTGAAGAATAGTTGGTGTTCATGTTGTCGAGAATATTCACCCAGTCCTTTTTGATGAAGACATTAGTACTTCCCTCGATTTCAGAAGACAGGTCAAAAACTAGTTTGTCGGAGGCCATACTATACTACTAATTGAGATAAAAATTTCTAGGTCATTTTTACAAACTGAAATTGATGTTGGATGGCTTGCGTTCTTTGGTTGGTTTTGGGATCAATGCTCGGATTTTTGCCTTGAGGCCCGTTCCTAGACCTTTGCCGGAATAAGCCGCCATCATTGGTTCGATTTTTCTGCCGGTTGTGGATTCATAGGATTCGACGGATGGATACGATGACGCCGCTCCTGGGCCGCCTGGTTGTAAAAGAACTGATCCCATGCCGCGTCCGACGCGGCGGGATTGTAGTCCGGGAACTGTGGATATTTTTGAATTGCTAAACGGTACCGTCAAATGTCTCATATATGATATGGACAGATTTTAATTCATACCGGAGGGTTAAAATTTAGATCTGGCTTTTTTGCGAGCGATTGAAAGTTTCAAAGCGTTGTGGGCGATCGCGTGGAAAAGTTGTGCGGCTCGTTGAATTGTTCGGTCGTCAACCGATTCCTCTGGGCTGCTGGTTCGCAGCCCATTTAACAAGCGAGCTTCTTCGCGTAGGCAGTCGTCGTATAACTTGTCTAGATACTGGTCTGTAATTTCACAATGAGACATTTCCTATAATCTAACTTCAATAAAATCCTAAATGATATTCTGATTATTTAAGACCGATTTCATCCCCATCTTTGATGGCTAATAAAATAGTGATCTGATTGTCATTGAGCTTTATGGGCGATAAATTGGTTCCTAAAAAGGTAACCCGGAGTTCGTTATAAGTTCCGTCAATGAGCCGATTCCAAACAAAATTAGGCGGCTTTTCTGTAATCAAACCTCCTACAGCTACACTAGGAGTCATTGAGTAGATAATCGAAGACGGCTGAGAATATGGATTGTTGATCCCAGAGCAAGAAACATAGAGACTACTGTTGGGTTGGACATTGGGAGAAACGGTGCTTATATATGACAATGTGCCGTTAGCCAGTTTGCTGACATATTGGCTAACTGGCGGCACGTACGCGTTTCCTACATTGGCATTGGAAGCGAATCCTGGAGCATATCCGACGATCTCGTTAAAAAGCGGAGGAAACGTTACCACCGGGTTTTGAGCAACTGCTGGAAAACCGACGAATCCGACCGGTGCTACGTAGGTAGCCGGAAGAGCAATAGGGACCAAGAATGTATTTAACTGAATCGCGTATCGAGCTGGGTTGACCGCTATTTCGGCATAATACACATTGTCTCCAGATGAATCGATGAGGTAGGTTCCATTTTGGATCATTGTAAATTGTAACAAAGCGTTTAACGCGTCGATCTCATACAGCCCGTCTGGTATCACGATTGTGTATGTAGTCGTTACGGCAGCTACCGTCCACGTATAACTAAATGAATTGTTTCCCTGAGCTGCTGAGATGTTAAACCATGAATAATACATGCTGATAGATGAGACCGCAATGTTATTGTTTTTGAATAAAACTGAATTTGGAAATTTGTAAATAAGGGTCGAGTTTAAACCGTTACTAACGACGTTTGAACTGTTGAGCACGATAATTCTCATTTTATATATAAGATGGAGAGATTTTATTATAAGATCTGTTTATCGGTTAATTAAACGCCGCCTGGCAACACACGTGCTGGGCTTCGTTTTTTCTTTTCGAGCATTTGTAGGCGTTGCGCCTCTACTTGTTTGGATTGTGGAAACGATGAGTGGGCCCCTTGATATTGTGACGGGGTGAGATTTAAATTGACCGCGGTTTGTGATCCGCCAAATAAAAACAAGGGTTGGTCTCCCCCGGACCTCATAGGTGCTACTGTATTTTTCATTTCTGGATGTGCTACTTTGGGCTGGAACATTCTTATAATGTAGCGTGAGACATTTTTTTGGATATAGCCTTTAACCGTCGTTTTTCAGCAATCTCATCTTTATGTTCCAACCAGTATTGACGCCGTTTTTCGCGTTGGTCTTCAGCATGGTTGGCATAATACTTTTTTTGGCGTGCTTTTCTGACTTCCGACTCAGCTATATATCTGTGTCTGTCCTTTTCCTTCATCTCCTCCGGATGGTCGCTTCTATATTGACGCCGGGTTTCATTAATCTCTTCTTTATGATCCGTCCACCATTCATCCATGGTGCGAGATGGAATATTTTTATTCAAAGTAGCTTTTAAACCTTCTATATGCTGCCGTTCGATCCGGCGAGCCTCGTTTACATCCAAGCAGGACACTTTACAAATTTCAATCATATCCCAATTATCCCATCCACCATGGTCTCGAATAAAAATGGATTTATAACAATTATAGTCGTTGGACTTCGGATTGTAAAGATGTTTTTTGTGTTCTTGTTTGCGGCGTGTAAAATTAGTAGTATGTCCTATATAAATGTCTGAAATTTCGGGATCTTTACAACACAGCTTGTAAATAATCGTATTGGCGTAATTAATGGGGCAGGTGGGCATTGGTATAGTATGGTATATCATGGTAGCTTTATACTGTTTATTTATACCGAAGGATTAATCAGCCATTAAAGCTAACTCTACAAGCAACTCTTTGCCCTCAGATTTCGGCAATAAATCGCGTTTCATTAGTTTAAGGATTTGCCGCTTAAAATCTCGAATTAGCACTGTGCTGTCGTTTCCTGACAAAATTTCGCCACGCATTATCTCAAAATCTTTAATGTCCTCATCATCGGCCGGATTACTTGGCAGCCCTGCTCCGATGTGTTGGAAAATACCGGAGTTCTTAGACAGCTTTTTAATAAAGGATCTGTCTTCCGGAGACAAACTCGACAAGACGTCAAATGTAGGTTGTCGGTTTTCAACAGCTGCTTCAATGATTGGTACCACAGCCGACGGTAGCTTCTGAGTAGGATATTTAGCAACTATTGCTCCAGACTGGGTACGTAGAGCCAAAATGCCATTATCCAGCTTGTGCGAGTCGATCTTGTATTTACCTAGAGATACCCATTTCATAGCCTCACCAATGCCGCGTCCAACTACTTTTCGTTTAGCCTCCACCGGTCGTGAAGCTAGTCGCCCGCCGCTTGGATAAAGCCCCCATCCAGCTCTTGGTTTACGTATTGGGTTCCCTTTTATAACACGGTTGTACATGTGCGCAAGATATCGATTTATATTAGCCAATCGAATTAAATAGGAGGCCTTAGTGGTTCCTCTAGGTCCAAACTTATCTTGACGAGCGGTAAATGGTGCTATATACAACTCCATCATCTGTTCAACAGCAATCCTTAAAGTATCTAAACTAACCCGCTCGAATCCAGCCGACCCATCATAGTTGTCTTTAAAGTCAGCCAACACCTCGCGACCTCGTTCGCTATCATACGCCTTTGCTCTAACATCTAACGGAGCGGTTTCAATAAGTTTTTGAAAATATATATCCTCCTCTTCGGCTATTCCTGGATATTCGTCGTGAACGTCCATAGGCTCGGTTGCTGAACCGACGTCATATTCTCCCCCAGGAGGAGGAGGAGGACCGGGTGCTGGTTCAGGTCCTTCTTGAGGCGGGATCTCATCTGGCGGCGGAGGTGGGATCTCATTTGCGTCAAATATGTTCTGCGGTAAATTAGATATAATCGTGCGTCTTCTAAATTCGTCATTCATGTAAGTAGGTAAAAACGACTGAGTAAAGATATCGGCCGGTATTCCGTATTTGTATTTCGGTTTTAAAATCGATACAATCTCAGGCATATGCTGCGCTACGAAAAGCAACTGATCCGCATTTAACGCAGCAACGATCGCTTGAGAGTTTACACCGTCAGCAATTTCCTTTAATGCCCCTATTAGATCGGCTCTCAGTTTGACTACATCCGCGACTCGTTCCGTTGTGGTGCGCGTGTCCAACGGCGTATTGGGCGGCATGCCGGTCTTGACGTACATTTGATTTGCGCGTAGGTTGACCTCGTTGATCTCCGATTGTAGCTTTAAAGTAGCCAGATACTGTTTTCGAAACAATGCTTCGTCCGTTGGTTTATTGCGAGGTCTCATTGACATTTTATACAGTATATCTACAAAATAAAATATGCGGTCGGTATGAAAATAAGATCCACGGAGGGGAATGGCGGCCAAAAGGCAACAAGGCAGATCTTGCCCGTTTTTGACTTATTTTTTTGGAAATTTTTTTTGTTTTTTTTTTGGTTTTTTTTTCCAAAAAAATAACCTCAAAGCGGGCAAGATTTGCCTTACTTGCCTTTTTGCGTTTTTGTACTATTTGCGTTTTTGTTTTACTTATTTGTTTATTTTTTCTGATCTATTTAGGTGTTAAAAAAAATAGAAATAGAAGGAAAATAGATCTAGTAGCACCCCGAAGCTCTAAAAGGCAAAAGTCGGCCATAAATAATCTCCGACAGCTAACTAAACCTTCTCCTCTTTTCCAGAAGCGACCTTGTGCTCTACATCGAATTCATGCTCCTTTTCTTCAAGAGCCACATCTCGCTTGATAGAGAAGCAGCACACTTTACACTCGGTACATTTCGATTTGAAAGTAAGCGAAAGCACTTTTAAAACGACTCCAGAAATGGTAACAACCAAAGATCCCCAAAATAGCTCAGACAACATATGATGTATACGGAGATTTTAACCCGGTATATATTTAGGAAACAGCACTCGGAAATGTCCCAGTTGTCTGGATATATAACGTCATGAGTTGAGTTTGTAAATCGTTTAAGTCTCGAGTTTCTCTTGATAATTGAGAATTTAACAGCATTATTGATTCTTTTTTACTCTGGATCTGCTGGTAAACATTATCCATATCGCCGGTCAGTATTTCAACATTATAAAGTGTACTTTGTAATCTAACTTTTTGAATCGGAGGTGCCATTATATATAACCTTGAGATATAAAATTTTACCCCAACGGGCTTGGGATGGTTACGACTTAGTTAGTTAATTGGGTAGCACCAACTATATACTGGGTTGTTCCATTTATAACAATACAATCAATCGTCATTAGAGCGTATCTTCCATTTGATACATTAAATCCAGATGAATAAATGGTTCGTATGTTTGCTCCTAATCCCGTATTGATGGTAAGGTTGGATCCAGTTGAATTAAGAATGCCTATCTTATATGTCCCATTTACTACCATATTAGTTAACGTAAGGGCGGATATACTACCAGAACCACCAGTGATAACCACCGACGAGTTGCGAGTCGAGACATTTTGTCCGTTTGAAGCGCCAGAAATCGACAGGGTGCTCCCAGCATAAGTAGCCGTGTTCTGGCTTGTAGGTCTTATTTCATCGCCACTGAAATATGAGGCACTCATAGTAGATGTAGACGGGTTGTAGGTCAGAGGCCCGGTTACGTTGTCTATAAATAAACTATTTCCTGTAGCTGTTGCCGTTTTAGAAAATGTTAAAAAGTAGGTACCAGCAGTATTGTCAGATGTAAGATTAACCCCAACGGCCGTAGAAGAAGAAGTAGCATTTCCAGAAAACGTGGTTGCTGAAATGATCGATAGAGCTGGATTACAAGACAGTAAGGCAGTTTTCTGCGGGTGTCCATATCCAGTCCCACTTGCGTCGAAGAAGCCTAAATAATGAACTAGGTTCGCGGTTGTATTTTGAGATAGAATATTTCCAGTCCATTTGTCGTGATCCAGAGTGTTAGTAACACCTAAACTATCATCTAACCGTATAAATGGTTCGTTCACCGAAATATCATTACTGATAATAATTTGGTTAAATCCACCTGATGGAGCAGTCATAGTAATACTATTTTTGTCTACAGTAGTCGTTTCACCTGAAACCACATCAGTAATTGAAACTTCGTTATATCCATACGACGCATAATTAGAGGTTGCTATTTCGGTAATAGTTAAACTTGTCGGGATAAGTTCGCTTTTATAAGTTGGGGTAGTAATATCATCTACCACCTCAATTGTATCTACAACTGATATTTTAGTAGGAGTAGATGATAAATACTTTATGCTTTCGGTTTTCCCTACGGTTGTGTAAATATCTTGAAATAGTAAGGTCTGGACTCCGTTTGTAAATCCAGTTTGATCCATTGTCAGATTGGTCACTCCGTTTGACAAAACCAACCCGATATTAGGTGTCAGCGTCGCCGTGTTGCCAGAGAGATCTGAATATTGAACCGACTGGTTTGGATATTGCGTAGTCATTAGTATACATTGACGCTATATAAAAAACCCTCCGGGATATCCAAATGATCAGAACCCCGCCGTATACACTGTTGCGTCTCCGAACACCAAATAGTCTCCAGTAATAGTTATTGGACGGGAACCGCGATTAGTAAGCTGTAGCGACAGGTTATTGTATTGCGTGTAGGTGCTTGTGGTGTTGTAGTTCCAAAGAGCAAAACCAAATTTTTGCTGCCCTGGAGTTCCAGATGGGATGTATGGCTGGAGGGGCAGCAACCCACTCGCGGACGAGTATTGAGTACCTTGTTGACTGATAGAGTAATTTGTGACCCAAAAATAACGACCATTAGGGTAATATGAAGCGTCATTGGTTCCCAAATCAAAGGCAGACGAATATCCTGCTATTGATGGTTTGTAAATGCTGTTATTGAATTGTGGGAAATTAGTAGGTGTGGTTCCTGCCTGGCCTATACCATAAGCAGTATCCGTTCCTATATTGAGAGGACATCTAAACGGATAGATATCAATGGATCCACTTATCACTGTAAAATCCGTGGTTGGTTGAGGGGACACACTCGCCGTCAATACGCTGTTAACTTCATACCTAAAATTGACCGTAAAAAACTCATTCAACCCCCAAGCCACGCCGCTAAAGTTAAAGTAAATATTTGCTGCTCTGCCATAAGAGAGGTTTCTAAAGAACGCAGTGACTTGATAGTATGGAATTGCCGTCGGATTTGCTGTTATAGCAGACTGAACCCATGCGGTCGTAGGAACCTTCGTTGACGAGTCATTCGCGGCCGGTTGAGGTGTGGTCGACGTCAGCCCTCCACTCGTTGTAGCGTTGAGTTGGATCAACGCACCAGCCGTTACAACACTGTTGATAGGACCGGACTTGTTCGTATTTATACGAATACCTAAACCAGTAGATCCCCAGGCAGTCAATACTAAAGCACCCGCATTAGAACCTGCCCCGGTCCCAACGATGAATGGGTCGCTCGCTTCTACTAAAGCGTTATATGACCCGGCATTAGGACTTACGCATATTTGTAGTGCGGTTGTCGTAGCAAAAGAACTCGCCGTGAAACATATAAAATTAGATGGGTCGGTAGGAATATTATTAGGAAGAAGACACCGGGAAGCAAGACCTCCTCCCGTTGAAAAAGATAAAGCATTAGAAACTCCCCTGGTGACGTCTTTAACAGATGAGTATATTAATGCTCCATTTGTATTATTATTTATGAGTAAATTATTAGACCCATCCATATCAATCGTAGACGTATTCAATCCGTTGGCTATATTGAGCGTTTGTGATAGATTCAACGTTGAAGCATTTGTAATGCCTAGAGTAGACGTTCCTGGCACTATCAGAGCTGGGATCGTCTCTGTACCTTGGCCGTTTGGAAATTGTAAAAAGTTGTTTGCTATTACGTCATATGTAAGTGGGACATCTTGCGCTAGAAATACAGATGGATCAAAAATGGCCAGATTCTCACTTGGCGGTCTATAAGCAATTCCACTCATGATTATACTATATGATCTGGAAATAAATTTACAATCCAACTTTTACTTCATTTAGAGTGTTGCCGGTTCCTCCGCCGAGCGTGTAATTGGACGACAGTGTAATACCTTGACCCACTCCATTCGGCCCGCGGTTTATTACATCGGCCTTGATCGAAAAATAGCTATAAGTAATCGACGCACCCCATATGCCGAATCCAAATGCGGATTTTTCAGCCGTCCCATACTGGATATAGGGAGCAATCGGAGCAGGCGAAGTTGTTGGATACGCTGTACCACTTGTCCATATTGTATAATTGTTGGAAAAATACCATCTACCGTATGGGACATAAGGCAGACCATTCGAAGTTAGAACATACGCGCTTTGAAGACCTCCATTATAGATCGAGCCGTTCAGTAGCGAAAAGTTAGTTGTATTTGGTTGCGTCGGATTGACCCCATACGCACTCGGGTTCGTATTATTGGCAGGACACCGCGCAGGATAAACGTCTATAATCGTATTAAAAGTCGCGTAGTTAGCAGCTACGTTAGTATTATTAGTGGTGGTAATAAGAGAGACACGTAAAGAAATAGAAAAGTAATCATTGACCCCCCAATTAGTCCCTGTGAAGTTAAACTGAAATGTGGCGTATCGGTCAAATGTCGCTGGAGCATTTATAAAGTAGTAGGCTTGATAGTATGGCATGGGTTCTGCCAACGCAATAGCAGACTGTACCCATGCGGTAGTAGGGATCTTCGTAGACGAATCTGTAGACACTGGTTGAGTAGTGGTCGATGTGAGGCTTGTGGTAGCGTTTAGTTGGATATTGGCTGAACTCATATTTATTTGAGCTGTAGGTACAGGATTAGTGATTACCAAATTGTTAGTCCCATCCATATCCAAAGTGGATGTATTCAACCCGTTTGCTATGTTAAGGGTCTGGGATAGATTCAACGTTGAAGCATTGGTAACACCTAGAGTAGAAGTCCCCGGAACGATGAGATCTGGGATCGTCTCTGTACCTTGGCCTATTGGAAATTGTAAGAAGTTATCCGATGAAGGACTAGACCCGTCTTGCGATATGAATACTGATGGATCGAATATGGCAAGGTTCTCGCTTGGAGGTCTGTATGAAATTCCAGACATGATTATACTATAAGGCTTGGAAATAAAACCTAGACTTAGAATATGAGATGTCTAAAATTTCGAATTTATACGAAAAGATTCCAAAGAAGTTCTTGGATGAAGCCGAGAATCCCAATTTTGAAATCCATAAATTGAAGCTGCCGTTTAGAATGTGTATTGTAGCCCCTTCGGGATCCGGCAAGACCAACTTCCTTGTAAACTTACTGCATATGTTTTGTCAGGGTAAAGGAACGTTTGCTTCGGTTTCAATCATCACACGAAACAAAGACGAACCTTTATACAAATGGCTAGAAGAGAAGAGTGACCAAATCGTAATCAAAGAAGGTCTTCACAATACACCACGCTTGGATGATATGGACAAAACCGTAAACCACTTGGTAGTATGGGACGATCTAGTGTTGTCAAAGGACCTATCGATGGTCGAACAGTATTACATCCGAGCTCGTAAGCTGAACTGTAGTGTTATATTCATTTCACAAAGCTACTTTAGAATTCCAAAAGTCATACGAAACAACTGTAGCTATATGGTATTGTTGAAATTATCCGGTAACAGAGAAGTCAACATTATATTGTCGGAATTCGGCTTGGGTGTTACAAAAGAAGAATTGCTGGCTGTGTACGAATACGCAACTGCTGAGAAATTCTCGCCGCTATTGATTGACATGGAGTCGCCAAAGGAGCAGAGGTTTAGGAAAGGAGTCGATGAGATAATTGACGTATCGGCGGTCATGAATCGCGAGGGAGGTAAATGACCTCCGGTATAAATGAATTTGAAAATAGTTTAGGGAAATTATCTCCAATTTATATACAATGATCCAAACGGCTTCATCCAAACCCAAATCCGGCAAACGCGAACCTAGAACTTCAAAAAAACCTCGGCTGTCTGAGCCTGTACCAGTTCCCGAACTTGTGGATGAGCGTTGTTCGCTTGTAGAGCCAATTGTGTGTCAGCCAGTAGAGGAAACTAAAGAAACTGAAACGCTGATCGATCTTCCGGTTGAAGAGTCAAAATGCGAAGAGTCGCCAGATGGCTCCTGCGGGAGCCAGCTTAGCGAAGCAGCATTAGTCGAAAAAACAGTATGTCCCTGTGGCAGCATTATTGCTACTAAATCTCTATCGAAGCATGAAAAAACCAAGAAACACTTGGCTTGGCTGTCGGCTCAAGAAATTACAGTTGTTATCTAAACATACGGGTTGCGATGGATTGATAATTGTTCGTGGCATGATCCCGATCCCAACAAAACGTCTCGGACGATCTCGTTAAACCTCTCGGTAATATACTTTTCTTCCGCTGGGTCCTTAACACACACTTCGAATAATCGACTACACTGTTTTTTGAAACGCAATTGGTCGCCTTTGTTCATTTCATGATATTGCGCCAGCCGGCCGGCTACTTGAGATACCAAGTCAAACGAGACGCAAATTTTGATTTTCTGGAGCAGGTCTCTTTTCCTATAATAGCTGGATTGGTCTTCATTTAAAACAACCGGCTCGTCATTGGGCGGGATTGGTAGCAAAAAATCGGCGGGTAGGCTGCGTAGATCGGCCGGAGGGGCGGGATCATGGTCAAATTCCCTAAAACTGAACGGTTCAATATCTGTAGATTCCATTTTATAATATAGAATAGAATATACTTTCTAAATAATGAACGAATTATAATCTAATTTAGTAAAACAACTCTGTAATAGTTACCGGCTGATTTAGCTCGTGATCTAGATCAGATCTGATTGTGGCTTCTAAAATATTCAGACGATTATTCCATTCGGCTACTTTTGTTTTTTTGAGAGTCATTAGCTTAGTAGTGCCGTTAACTGCCCAACAAGAAGATACTTTTACAAAATCTGAATTTGTATACGCGTCTGGATTAAACCGTATCATATGTATCGGCCGGCAGTCTAGATCCAAAGAGATATCGTTGAGTCTTCTTGTTTCGCATTCGACCGTATACGAGCTATGACGGTTTTCGTCTACTTCTATGATTATAACTTTATAGCCGAGATCCAATAGCATATCCGGTCTGCGTTTTGAACACCCGTCTTCGATTTTTCGGTCTGTTGCCCAGCTGAATTCTGGAAATCTAGATTTGATAAAGTCTACTACAGACTGTTCTTTTGTCTTGTAATTTCGTATAATCGGATCGTCTGGAAACATAAACACGTAGCACCTAACGCAGTATTTGTTGTATTTTGTATTTCCACGAGTGCTACATAGAGGCGTTTTACATATTTTAGATCCGGTTCCGCATTCGCCACATGATGTTTTAAGTTTATCATGTTCGCAAATTCCGGATCCTTTACAGTCGATACATTGACGTTTTCGTTTATCATGTGGACATATTCCAATCCCGCCGCAAGGTTTACAATCGTGTTTTTGCTGTCCGTGTTCGCAAATTGAGGATCCACCGCATGGTTTACATATATATTTTTGCTTTCCATGTTCGCAAAATACAGACCCGCCGCATGGTTTACATCTATATTTTTGATTTCCATGTTCGCAAATTGAGGATCCACCGCATGGTTTACATATATATTTTTGATTTCCATGTTCGCAAATTGAGGATCCACCGCATGGTTTACATGTATATTTTTGATTTCCATGCTCGCAAATTGCGGATCCGCCGCAAGCCATACATTGAGATTTCCTATTTCCATGTTCGCAAATTCCGGTTCCTCCGCATGGTTTACATCTATATTTTTGTCGGTCGTGTTCGCAATTCTTACGAACCCGTTTAGGTTTCGCTTCAATCACGGTACAGAATTCAGTGTCCATTTCATATATAGTTATAACGAGTTCTCTTTATGTTAATTCTATTAGTATATTTCAAACGGCAGTACATCGATCCAGTCCGACTTCTGTTTTTTAGAGCTTCGGGTGCTACTAAAACTATACTTTCTTCTATTTCTATTTTTTTTAACACCTTAATAGATCAGAAAAAAATAAACAAATAAGTAAACCGTAAAAAAACGCAAAAAGGCAAGTAAGGCAAATCTTGCCCGCTTTGAGGTTATTTTTTTGGAAAAAAAAACCAAAAAAAAAAACAAAAAAATTTCCAAAAAAATAACCTCAAAGCGGGCAAAATCTGCCTTGTTGGCCTTTTGCCATATAATACACTACCCTATAAATTAACCCCCCCGGTATACATTAGATATAACAAACCCCCGATCCAAGCTCCGAATCACTTGTACCGGATATAAATCTATGCCCTACTAAACACGTGGAAGTTAGCTGTTTGCCATTATGATATTCTTTACGATCTTTGATATACTTCCCCAATCCCTTGGCATTTTCCACCAACCCAACAAAATACTTCTCTGAGTATTTGCGTTTTTCCGCCTTTGTAAACGTCTCAAATCGGTCATGTGTTTTGAAATTAGTATACAGATTCTTTAACGGAATTGCTTCGCTGTTTTCAATATTCTCAGTAAGCTCCATCTCGGACCCGATCCAACTCATAATATCGCAAGACGCGTTAAGGTGGGCTAGCGCACGATCCCGGCATTCATCTGGAAGATTATCCAACAGGTTTGGAGTTTCGATAACCCGTTTATAGGCTTCTAGCAATAATATAAAATATGCCTGCCTGTGATCAGTCATCCACGATCGATTTTCAGCAAAATCCTGTTTGATGTTCAAGTACGTCTTATCTTCGGCGTCGTTGTATTCGGCCTGGCTAACCGCGCGTGTAATGAAAGGAGCAATGCTTAACCTACGCAGCAATGCGGTGGTTGAGTCTGACGACATGTCGCTAAATAACGGGATAGTGTTACAATCCCCGGATATCGTGGCCACCATAACGACTTTGGTATCGGACGAGTATAATCCGCGGCCTACTATCTGGTTATCTCCAGTTAACTCTTTGAACGTCGCGCTGCATATCTTTTGTCCCGAATTGGGTTCAGAGAAATATAACGATCGTTTCCCATTCATATTGGCAACGGCTGGATTGGCGACACATCCTTTGATCGGAGCGCATAACAGATCGGTTGGGATCTTCATACCGTAGTCTCCAACCACACCGTTCTTCAACTCGCGAAGTAGTGATTTTCCGTTACCACCACAGCCGGTGCTGATGAGAACACGCTGTACCTTGTTTCCTGATAACCCGGTGCTCTCAAACGCTAGGTAATAATCTCTTACCGGCGTAATAGGTAAAATACTAGTAACTAATTGCCGAATCTGTTCCACCCGCGTGCTGTCGTATTCGTCGTTCCAGTCCCAACCACATGTAGTTCGTATGTATTGATCTTTGCGAGGCTGTACAAACTCTCCAGTAGCTAAATTCATTATACGATTTGTAAACGCGAATAGGTTAGGATCAGAGTCCCAGTCGATATTGGGTTTGTGTAGTTTTGCCAAGTATAGAAACGCCACGTTATCGCGTATACTCTTCTTGGATAAGCAGGTCGACCGTTGGATCGCTTTCTTTGTGCTAGTATTTACTGCTGTAATCCGGTCAATAATTTCAGAAATCTCAAACGCTCGTGCGCTACTAATACTTATCTGTGCGGCCAACGTATTAGTGTGGTGTTTAGACAACGATTTAATTTCCCTGTACAGCGTAGCTAACTCTTGTTTTAAACCGGATATAGACTCCTCCTCTTTTTTAATAATGTCAATAATACGTAATGCTTTTTGCTCGATCCACTGCTGTAACGTATCCATCCTGCCTTTATGAAATTCCGAGTTGTGTATAGGCATAGGCTCCCAATAAATTCCGTTGTAGGTATATGCCTCGACGAACTTACCGCTGCCCGTAGCAATCATTTCAGTATATTTAAAGCACACGTCAATCAGGTATTGCGCCCACTGAGCTTCATCGGAACTTGCTAGATCGAACTTACGAAATACGTGACATAAGCTAGGTTGGCCAATAGGATATCGCTCGTCGAATGGCTTCACAATCATTTTACTAACTAGTTCTAGCCCGTTATGAATATAGGTATTAATCTCTTCTATATATTCTACTTTGTAATCTGATTTTTTCATCATAAACCCATCCTGGCACGGGATAAAGGTGTTTATAATTAAATTGTATTTGGTTACTAAATAGGTAATACATGACTCCTGTATATAGCGCTCAATAGACTGACACCAAAACGACATGATCGTTTTTTGTTTTTTAGCTAGACTGCAGTTCTTGAAATAATCTGGCTTGCTTGAAATAATATCAGTATAGATGTGCTGGTTACCTTCCCAAACCATATTAATAAATTTAGCCAGCTCAGACTCGATCCCGCCTAGTATTGGAAGCGCTGGTTTGTTATTGATATTATTCTCAATAAGCCATCCATCTATCGATCCACCATAGACGAGCCTGATAAATAGAGCCTTGGCGGCATCTCGGCTGACCCCATAATGCTCAGCCACGTTTAATCTATACTGATTTACATTCCGACAATATTCGGAAATCCATCTACGATCTAGACCAACTCGATTCATATAACTCAGCACTAGCTCATAATGACAGTTGACCAGATCTAAATCCACTAGGTACTTATTACAAAGCGTATGTCTAGTAGGTCTATGGAACACTGACATCGATAGATAATCTTTGGGATAGATCCTACCCCACCCATGCCTAGACAAATACCACTCAGACACAAAGGCGTTAATACCATTGACCCATTGGTATTGATACGCGACCAACAAGTCCTTCTCGGTCTTGTATAATTTACCAAGACCGTCAGCGTGTCTGGTACCATCAAAATCTATCAAGTTGGCAGTATGGATAATATTATACAGCTCTTCCGGATCAATGTGTTCATATACATATACGCTGTCAAAAATAGATTTATTTCCAAAAACTGCCTTGTCAAGAGTAGCATCATTTACGGTGCTGGCCATCTTCTATAGTATGTATTGAAAATAATCTTTAAACTAAAAAATTGATATAAATAAAAAGTTATAACATAGTATAGAAAAAATGGATACCGAAACTTTGAAACTCGAAAAAGCCAGAAAACGCCGCGAATACTTGACTACCTATCAACGTATAAAATATCAAACAGATCCGGAGTATAGACAGAAAACTATAGACAAAGTACTCGCTAGATATCGGAAGCGTAAATATGACCCCGATATATATATATATCCAATTTCAATATAAAGAGATCTCGTTATAACTATATATAGGAAATGGTATCCCCAAACGTAAACAACTTGACTCCAGCAATGTACAGGATCGCCACCGCGCAGCCGTCTACGATAGTGGCCGAGATCAAAGCATATATCCGATCGCTGATAACTAAACATTTAACAGATAACGTCCAGATCGAATTCACTCGTAGTATGGCGCACGATAATGAAGTGGTTACCTCACGCGTTTTAAAAGAAATTTCAAACATATTAGTAGACGACTCTGATATAGTACACTATTCCCACACTCTGGTAAAAGACATTGGTTTAGACAATCCAATGGTATATATGGACGCAGACACACTAGATGAGTTTAAAGCCCTAGTTAACGCGACCTCTGGCACGATACTGCATGATAGAGATAGAGATCCGGTCGTTGGCTACTGTCATCCATATACAAATATCAATCAGCTGTGGAATGACTATCTATGTTCACTACTATTCTGGAATGATAGAGACTGGTTTCAACACTGCTCCAGACTAATTGCCGGAATGACGGCAGATGAAGACCCAGACGCGTACGATGAAGACGATGATTCATCTTCGGTCGACGATGACTCTACAATAGGCTATGATTCAGACGAAACTGGATCAGTCGAAGACGACGAATAAATATAACATAAATTGACTTAGAGACTTATGTTATAAATATACAATATGAACACAGAAGAAAGACTTGTGTATATGAGAAATTACCAAAAGAATCGATACCGCACCAACGCTGTTTATAGAGAGGCTCAATTAATTAGGACAAATTGGAACCATCACTTAAATCGGTTAACTAAATGTTTACTTAACAAAATTAACAATACACCTCCGAAAAGAATCTTAAACCAATTTAATAGACGAATTTATAAACGCAATGTCGACAGCGACTGGTCATTTCGTGTCCCAAAACCGAGTTCGAGTGTATACTGACCAGTTCATTAGCCGATGTAACAAAGCCGATTTTGAAGCTATGATAGCAGACCCATCTTTTAAAAATTATCATAACTACTTTTGGTGTCCCTGTGGCCGCACCGTTAGATTTAATGCCAAATCGTATCATTATAGATCCAATATCCACATGTTAAACATAAGTAAGACATGATCTATATCATTTATAAATATACAAGCTTAAAGATAGCTTTTATATCTATAACAATAAATGAGCGATACTTATACATACACGTTTTATATGCTACATCCTAAAGATATCGAACCTGTCCAGATTTATGAAAAAAATATACGCGATTGCTATATCGGGTCTACTAGAAGGCCGGCTCATAGGTTCACTAATCACAAATACAATTGTAATAACCCGGATAGCAACAGGTATAATTTACCGGTGTACAGACATATTAGAGAGAGCGGCGGCTATGATAATTGGAAATTTAGCCTTTTAGAAACTCACAATATGACGATTTTAGACGCCAAAACTCATGAAAGAAGCTTGATTGAGCTATATGCGGCTAGACTGAATAAACAACGACCAATTATATCTATTACAGAGAAATATGACTATGCCAGATCATATCGCGATTCACATAAAGAAACAGCCTGCGCGTATCAAATGGCATATCGAGCTGTTCATCGCGAAGAAAGAAACCAAAAACAAAAAGCCTATCGAGACGCCAAAAAAGCCTTATCCGTTAATATATAGGAAATAAAATCTACGTAATATTATACGAATGGACGATAAATATGAAGATCAATACCCATTCAAATTAAGTCTACATAAATACGATATAAAAACCTACAAATCTTTATTAAAAAAGCTAGGCGAATCTACCGTAGGCTCAAAACCCGAATTATATATGCGGCTCAAGAATCGCATGGAAAACGATTATGATCTAGAACAGAAACACCTAGAAGAGGTTGCTTACGCAAAGAATCTGGGACTACCTGAACCAAAATTTGAAAAACCTACTCCGCCAAAAAAAGAACGTAAACCTCGAGCTAAAAAGGTAGTCAAAGAACTTGATATCGAAGACCGAACTCATATGACACTAGCCGCGCTAAAATCTCACGCCAAAAAATACGGTCTCGCCGTGTCGGGAACAAAAGCAGTATTGATTGCTCGTATAGACGAATACCTACGTGATCATACGCCAGTCGACGATTACGATCCAGAATCAGCTACCGAGCCGCCTATAGAGCCAGTTTTAAAAGATAAGAACGAACGTGATTCTTTATCTAAGATGACTGTTCCACAGTTAAAGGAACTCGCCAAATCAAACGGATTGGCTGTAGGTGGAAATAAACCAGTGATTATAACTCGTATTATTGATTTTTTGAATAAAGAGTCTATACCTACTGTATCTAAACAAACTCCTAAAAAGCCTACTCCTAAACAAACCACACCTAAACCGAAGCCAGTAGTACCTATTTTTGTTCAACCTCTGGAAGAATCTATACCGACAAATATAAAAAAAACCCCAATTATTATCAAACGAGTCGCGCCACTTGAAGAGGATATTCCCTCTACCGAACCTGTTAATAAAGGGATCAGTATTAATAGACCTAAACCGAAGCCGGTCATTGATACTAAATGTCTTCAATGTGCCGTATCAAAACAGAAACAACTATGGCTTCAGGATTTCTGTAGAGAAAATAACCTACCAACCGGCGGTTCTAAAGATAATCTTGTCATGCGCGTTCTCGATTTTTTTGATAAATTTCCGTCGTCAATACCTTCATCAATCATCGAACTTTCAAATGAATTTAAGAATAAATCCGAGGCCATAAAGCAAAGGCCCCCGAAACCAACGGCCCCTGAAGTACCGATCTCGGAACCAAAGGCTCCTAAACCAAAAGCCACAAAACAAAAGGCTACGAAACCAAAGGCTCCTAAACCCAAGGCCGCTCCGTACGTTATGCCTAAACCTAGTTCTCCGATTGGAGATCCGTTCGCCGGGTTGACACTAGAAGAAATATCAGAACGAATCGAACACCAAAAGGCGCTTGAATCCATTTCTGCTAGAGTCGATGAATCCAAATTATCTCCAGAAGAACACAATTTGCGTAAATTAAGGATCTTCTGTTACGAACACGGTCTACCGATAACTGGGTCTAAAAAAGAACTAATAAAACGAATTAATACACTGGTAAACAAACCATCTGGAAAAGGAATACTCGATACATTAAAATCCGCGTCTCAGGCAATAGCTAATTTCGGTACAACTCTTATTAAAGGTCGGTCGGATTATCCGCAAGATCAAAAGAGCCTATTGGGCCAATTTGGAACTATGGTTGTTCGCCATATTCAGATCGGTAGAACGCCTCTGCCCAGCCTATTGACCCAATCATTGAACATAGCTACCCTTGGTGCTTTTTCAAAAGCTTTGAAACGATCACCTTATGATAAACTGTATCACCTCTTTGTGATCCTGACGTTGGATCATGGCAAGACAATGCTCGTAGAGAAGAACGAGGCCATCAATATGAAAATAAACCCACAAGCCGCTCCAAAAACGACCACGTATTTTGACGTGGCTCAAATCCCGTCCACGCTTACGTTTTCAACGCTCATGGCAAATACTCAACGCGCACTGGGATCTAAGTTTTTCTCATACGATAGCACAAAGAACAACTGTCAAGACTTTATTATTGCCATGTTCAAATCAAATTCAATATTGACTCAACCAATTTACGATTTTGTAAAACAAGACGTAGGAACTTTATTCCAAAATTTTGAGAATACAAAGAAGCTTATGAATGTAGTCACGGATTTAGGATCCAAGGTGGATATTATAAAAAAGGGCGGCCGCTTGAATAAGACTCCAGTTTTAAAGGAATATAGCAAGCTTACTAATCACCTGATTTCTCATGTGACTGATCCATCGGAGCCAGTCGATACACGAGATTATACTCACTCTATTGACTTGATTAAAAGAATTCAAAAAATCAAAGGATCGGGTATCGTACAATCAGTCATATTTAGAAAGCCGCAGTGGACTGAAGACTCGGCCATCAAATGGCTAGATAAGTATAGTTATAAGCATTATAAGATAGATGAAGAGCCGCATACGATTCGATTTAGACAACACGATCCATCGGACCATATGAAATATAGAACCAAGTCTCTAGGGAAATCAGGAGTATTGTTAAATATCGAATACGACAAATTAAAATCTCCATCTAAGAGTATAATGCCCCCTAAGAAAATCTATATGACTGGCAAAGGACTAGAAGGATCTCCTGGAATTGGTGGTGGAATGGGATGTGGCTTGGGAGCTGGCTTGGGAGCTGGCTTGGGAGCTGGCATGGGAGCTGGCATGGAATGTGATTCCGATTCTGGATATGAATCTTCTTCCGACGACGAGGGCGAAGGATCTGGTCTATATGTAGGCGGCCGCGGTTTAGGAGCTGGCATTCAACATCTACACGTCCACGTCCATCATCCAGAGGGCGGGAAAATCAATTGGAAGAAAGTCGGAAATACTGTATGGAAAGTAGCGAAGCCAATAGTCAAGGACGTGTCGCATAAGTATCTTCCAAAGCTCGGCGAAGAGGCTGGGATGGCCTTGGGTACGGCCGCAGCAACCTTATCCGGCAACCCAGAAATGGCCCCCCTAGCGGCTTCGATGGGATCTAAATTAGGAAAAGCTGCCGGTAAGGCCGCTGATAAGAAGGTACAAGGACTCGGAATTGGAGCAGGCGTTCGTAAGGGTCGCTTCGAAAAAGGATCCAAAGAAGCTATGGAGTGGTGCGCAAAAATGAAAGCAGCTCGCGAATCCAAGAGATCGATGTAAAATACTAAAGAAATATCTGTTGAAAATATAAATGAACGCGATCCAAATCCACTTTGTATTAGGTAAACTTGTCAAGTATGGAGACAAATACAAAAGTGATTTGATTAACAAAGCATTATCAATGCGACAGACTACAAAAATCCACACTGTTTTTCTGACGATATATCTAAATCGAAGTCAGATTTTGGAATACAAACACATAACAATGGTCCAGGCTATCCAGTACATAAATGACGCCATTTGGATGTATAGATCAAAATCCGTATACGAACGAGATGTCGATCCTACAAACGTGTCAGTTATTGAAGTTGATCCATTATTATTTGAACGATCCGTCGAGCCGCCTATGACTGATTTGGATCTGCTAATTACGCATTCCAGGCCATAATCCAAAGTTAATGAACTCCTAAAAAATAGATTATTACATTCTTAGATCATATATGATAACAAATCTCTCTTATAACATAAAAAAAGCACATCATAAGATCCGAATAATCCATTTTTAAGCATTTGCTTAAATAATATTGGGTATTATTATATTAAACCCTAAATAAAATCGATTTTATTTATAAGTTTCTATATTAATCTATTAATCTTATTAATATTTTGCTATATTTTGGATTATGGCAAAGAATATCATAACAATTCTTCGTATATTTATACGGATTTGTTATCATATATGATCTAAGAATGTAATAATCTATTTTTAATAAGATCCTTAACTTTGGATTATGGCCATGAATCCACGGATCGCGTTTCATAGTTGAGCACTATGCCATTTTCTTCCTGGATCCTGTGAACATTTGAATTATGAAACGCCATCGCGTATTGAGGAGACGATTTACCGACTCGCTTGTACAATATAGAGACGGTTGGCTGATCCATATAGATTTGACAATCGACTGCGTTTGTGTAGTATCTTAATGACATGATATTTACAAGATCGTCGTCAAAGGTAACGATTTCATAAACGTATCTATGATCGGATTCGTTTTCATTCATATCTTCAAGCAGCTCGTTCATGATGTTTTCGTGTAGTGCGTCTCGCATGTGTTCCAAATCGTCGTGATCGTTGTTACAAATTCCCATTTCTATAATCTATTATTTTTTACACTTAAATTTAAACACATTATTTTATCCTGCTTAATTATATAGCATGGAACTTCAATCCGTATTAAAAACCAACCGGCCACATCTAGGCGAATCGTCAATCAAGACTTATACATCCATTCTTAAAAATCTGTTCCTAAAAGTGTATGGCGACGCAGAGATGACAATGGATCGGTTCAAAGATTCGTCCAAACTACTGACCCATTTAAAAGACGTTCCGGCCAATAAAAGAAAGACTATTTTATCTGCTCTAGTTGTTTTAACAAACGAAGACAAGTACAGACACGTTATGATGGATGATGTGAGTTCATACAACACTGAAATAGCAAAACAGGAAACCACACCAGCACAAGATAAGTCTTGGGTTCATTCGGACGATATATCAGGGGTTCTTCGTGATTTAAAAATGACAGCTGATATGCTTTATAAAAAAGCGCACCTATCTGCGGCTGATCTCCAGAAGATCCAAGACTATATTATGATTTGCGTATTAGGCGGCATTTATATTCCTCCGAGACGAGCTCTGGATTACTGTTGTTTTAAAATCAGATCGATCGATAAAGATGTAGACAACTACATCGACGGATCAAAGTTTGTTTTTACGCAGTACAAGACTGCCAAAACGTATGGCAAACAAATGGTCGATATTCCAAAGGAGCTAAAGACCATTCTTAATAAATGGATTAAAATCAACCCGACCGAATGGCTATTATTCGATACTCATGAAAATCCATTGAATTCCGTCAAACTAAATCAACGGCTGTCCAAGATTTTCAAAGGAATATCTACTGGCACCTCGGTTAATGCTTTGCGGCATTCGTATCTCACAACTAAATATGGATCTACGATTCAGCAGAAAAAAGCGATTGATAAAGATATGTCCGAGATGGGATCGAGTGCCGGCATGCTTTCAACTTATGTCAAGGACGTTTAAAACGGCGATCCGGGAGCTGCCAATATATTATATGGCAAAAGGCAACAAGGCAGATTTTGCCCGCTTTGAGGTTATTTTTTTTGAAATTTTTTTGTTTTTTTTTTTGGTTTTTTTTTCCAAAAAAATAACCTCAAAACGGGCAAGATTTGCCTTACTTGCTTTTTTGCGTTTTGTTGGGATCCGGCAGTGTGTATGGATCTTATTATTCTTTTTATTTTTTCTGATCTATTAGGTGTTAAAAAAAATAGAAAATAGAAGAAAATAGATCTAGTACCACCCCGAAGCTCTATAAGACAAAAGGCGGCCATGGAATTTTGGTTATAGAAGATTTAGCGCGTCTTCATATCCACGGGGATTTTCAAGATATTGGGGTTATCCTCTTGTTCCTTAATGTCCAAATCAATTGGGGTCCGTTTCGATGGATCAGAACTGCGAAAAAACATCTTCAGCATATATTCGTTTTTTTTGAAATCTGACGATTTTGTGAGATCTTCAAACAGCGCTAGAAATGTATCGACGTCTTGATATAGATCACCACATCGCATTTCGGGATTGCTAACGGCGTATAAAAAGGCACAGCAATACCACCCACAAACAGAGGACATAAGGGACTGTACATCTTTTGTCGTGTATGGCAAGTATTTATTACACGTGTGTTTTACAAACGTCTTTACGGCCTCGGGCGGCGGCGCTCCATACGCGTCAAAATATATGGGTTCTACCGTGCCATTTGGATATTTTGTGCTATAGAGGCACGTCCAATGCGTTCCATTATTTTCTAATCCTTCGCCATCGTGACTATCCTGGATATTAATGATATAGGCCTTGTTGTACTCCATTTTTTTTGGTAACTCGTCCTTAAAGAACACGCCGGCTAATGGAATACTCATTTTCTTACATAGGATTTCAAGTTGAATATCTGTCAACATTATAATATAAACAACTACTAAAATTTGTTTAAATTAAATGTAAAATTGCCTTCTCTGCCAAATAGGCTTGGTGGGCGTCTTCTTCGTGGTCATAATATCCTAGATGTTTATTTTTGCCATTTATGCGAATTTGAGCTTGCCATTTTCTGGCGCGCTTATTCCAACAGTAACCTTTGGCTCCTAGGTTAAAGTGGTTTTGTTGGCAAGTTACCAGTCTTAGATTTACCAGCCGATTATCGGTTTTTATACGATTTATATGATCGACTTCGACTTTTAAATCTGCTATATCCAATCCCAAATAACACGCGGCAATTATGCGGTGATGTAATACGTGAGTTCCATTTATTTGTGGGTATATATATCCATCAGGTCTCGGTTTGCCTATAATTTTCTGTAATCCTTCGTCGTAATACCGATTCGCTTTTAAAAACCGCCGATAAAGATCTCCTTCTTTATTCACGTACACAATTTCGCCTTTTACTAAAACAGGATCAAGCGATAATTCGTCGTCGGACATTTCATATTGTATTATGATCACAAGTCTTTATATTTTTTATGGTCCTAAACCAGCCCCGGAGAATCTTTGATAAGCTACCGGAAGCGTTTGCCTAAATTGAAAATTGCTCGCATAAGGCTGACTCATCAAAGCAGGAGGTTGGCCATGTATGAATCCGCCATTCTTTCCTATAGATCCTCCTTCGAGTCTATGATACAAACCAGTACCGAATACCTGATCCTCTTTGCGAGTATCAATAGTTTCTATATCTGTACCTGCTTGCTGTAAAGCCGATCCCGCATTTCCCATAGTAGCTTTTTGAAGAACGCCAAATTGAGTTCCTAAAGAAGAATTCATTTCGGCAAACAACTTCGATTGAGACGCAACTTCTGGAAGCGTTCTAGGTGTTAAGCGAGCTTGCGGCCCGCCAGCGTTTGTAACCTGGCGCATAGATCTATCTTCCGGTTCGCTAAAAATCTCTTTGGCAAGCTGCTTTGATTTTGATCGTAGCCCACTTCCCTCCATAGATGAAGCAGAGATTTCTTCTGGAGATAATCTCACGCGAGCGCCCCTACCTTCGTCAAAAGTTCGGGTCAGTATCGAGTATCTTCCCGGATCGACCGCAATTGAAATTCCTTCGCCTTCAATCGGTTTCCTAAGGGTAACGACATGTCCGTTTCGTAATCTCGACAGTTGGTGTGGACTTGCTTGAATCTTTATTGATTTCATTTATATTAAGAGATGAGATTTTATTTGTGAGGTAGCTTAGCTAAACGCAGTTATCGGAATCACCACAAACCATGGATCGCGAGATTATTAGCGCTGTATGGATTATCACGCCAATTGCCTCTTATATTTTGAGCTCTCTGTAAATAATGAATCCGCCTTAAATCGTCTTTATGCTGCGTGAAGTCCTCGTATCCCATCGCACCAAAGTGAACCCATTTACCGTCTGGTCGCTGAATCATATATTTCTTTCGTTTGTTGCTAGATACGTACAGATCCACGTCTCGGCGTAGATATTTACATAGTTTACTATATACTTTTGACGGATTGCTATAGCGTAAAAGCTCTTCGTATTTGGTTTCATCAGACATCTTATGATATATGGTTATACATAATTATGCGTCTT